AAAACCACTCAGATGTCCAGATTGAAAGAATACTTAGAAGCAACAACTAGCTTGGCTGTGTGGAGTACGAGAGAACCTTATGGGGATGAGTGTAGGAATAAGATTAAAACCGTCTCCATGAGTCCCCAGGAACAGCTAGATTTGATTCTTGAGGATCGGCGACGGCACTGCGATGTGATTCGGGAAAAGATGGGAGAATTTGATATTGTTTTATGCGATCGCTTCACCCCCTCCACACTCGCCTATCAAGGTTACGGCCACGGGATTGACCCTAATATCCTTATCAAAGCGAATGAAGCCGTCACGGGGGGACTAACACCCGATATGGTGATTGTTTTCGATCTACCAATTCGGGCGGCTGTGGCGAGATTAGAGAATAGACCCCTTGATGCAATTGAAAGAAATATCTTGTTTTTGGAGAGGGTGAGGTGGGGTTATTTGGACATTGCCAAAAGATACAAATACCACCTTATTAATTCCAATCAGTCATCTGAGTTGGTGTTCAATAAGGTGGTAAATCGGGTGTTGCAGGTTTTGGAAATTGAGAGCTTAGCTGTAGGTTGAGTTGTTTTTGTGTTAATCAGTCAATACAGGCACATTTTCTTGATGCCTGTTTGTTGTCAATAATTAATTGTTCTAAGGTAGTTAAATCGTCAATATCAGACCATCTCCAGTGACGACCCAAACCAACAAATTGATTTTCCTTTTTGTTAAAATTCTCCTCCATAAAACAAGCTGCATCATATAGTTCAGGATGGTTTTGTTTTAGATCCTGAACTTCCTTTATTTTGCGGTTTGGGCAAAAAAAACAACTTGACTTAGGTGGCACTCCTAGGTTAATAGTTTTAATCAAGGCAATACAATTTTCTTGAGTAATCTCCCAATCTATTAAAGGATATTCGTATCTGTAGATATCATCATCATACGGATTCTTTTTGCTATTAAGTAGTCGAGAAACCTCGTTATAATGATATCCTATGAATTTTCTGATTTTTGTCTCACCAATAATATCGGTATAATGATTACCAACATAAAGATTTTGTGGTTCTATTTTCCATGTAATTGAACATTCACCCCTGTTAAATGTCCGAGATGGGAGTGTTTTCAATGTCAAGCATTTCTCATAAAGGCTGGAATATTCAAAATACTGACTGCCATTTGATAGCAAACCCAGATATATAGACAAGAGAAACCATTCGAGGGATTTGTAACTCATCTTCCAGTTTACAATTATTGATTTTCTCGCTCGGGTTGGCTCGGTTTTTTGCTTCCGAACTTTGGTTACTTCTGGAAAGCTATTGGATTTTAACCAATCAGAAAAAGTGTTTACCCAGTCGTAGGTTTCAGGGAGTTCCGCCCCCGTATCCGCAAACAAGATTAAATCGGGTTTAATCCCTTTCAACACCATTGCAATTAACATGGCGGTGCTATTGGTTCCCCCACCATAGGAAACAACGATAGGAGAGTTTGGATCGGGTGCGGGTCTATTCTTTAAAATCCAAATAGGATCTTTAGCTTGAGTATCAACATGATCACCAAATAAATCCAATTGAGTTGTCATATTTCCACTTGCCCTCTGTATCCTTATATTTATAACTCTACTCCAGTTATCCTAAAATATCAACCCTCACTCAACTTTTTTGTAAAGAATTATATCGCCCGTTGTAATCGCCTCCAAAAACTCTGTCCATGCGGGTTCTGCTGATTCCCGTCTCCAATAACGATAACCCATGCCGATGACGAGGGTTTTTAATTTTTCCCTATCTTCTGGCTTGAGCCTAGCCTTAACTTCTTGTCTATATTCCTGGGGCCTCATAAAAAATCCTATGTAACTATTCCCCAGTTATAACAGATTATTCACCATCTGGAAATAAATCTGGCAACGACGGGCGGTGGATCGTGGATCTAAAAAGCCGAATCCCTTACAGAATCCGGCTTTTACCTCTATCGGAGCGACAGGATTTGAACCTGCGACCCCTACCACCCCAATGTATTCTTGATATAGTTAATTCCTTATATCGTGGGGTTTTTGGGAGTTTGGGATCTCAAGTTCCCAATTGTTGATCAATCAAATGCTCCTGATTCCCAATATTGTTTCGCAGCTTCCCACTGTTCAGAAGTAGCAGCGATATGGACTTGATGCCCAATATCTGCAAGTTTGGCTTTGTGATGATTGACCAGAACACCACATAAAGATATCCCATCAACTTGTTTTAATCCCAAACTATTGATCAGAGCATCCATAGTTTCAAGAGTTTTTAATCCGAATCCGTGGGGGTCGTAGGAGGTTTGATTTTCTCCCGTACCGTCCGCCCTCCAATATCGGGCGTGTAGTAGTTTCTCATTCATAAAGTTTCTACTTCCACAACTTGCGCTTTCCATCCCTTACGGGTCAATGCCAGAGCGTCTCTCGCCGCGACTTCGTTGTCTTTGTATGTGATAAATTCGTCATCGGGATGGACGGCTAAAAAGTCCGCACCTACACCTCCAGCATACAAACCTTCTGTGACTTGATCGTTGTAACGATTCCATAGCTTCACCGCAAATTTTAGTGCCATTGTTTTGTCCTTATATCATCAACTTTTGCGCGGATTTAAGGCGTCGCGCCCAGCCTAAAGACTAACGTTTGATTTTGACTGGCTCCCCTTGCTGAGAATCCCATTCCCACCCTTTTTCCAAAAGAATCAGATCCGGATCTAGTTGATAACGCCCATCTCGAAGCTGGAGCCATTTAAGTTCCATACCTTCATAAATAGGTTTATCTCGACCGTCATACTCAGTCCCCGATTCGTCTATCCAGTCCCCGCAAGCTAAATGCCATGAGCTACATAATTTCGATCCCTCACGAGGATGGAGACTCAAAAGTTCGTCATCCTCTTTGAAGAAGATATTTATTGGGTTTTGTTTTGTCCCTTCTATTTCCATTGGTGCGTCCCAAATTGTTAACTGTATTGGTTTCTCCACAATCTCCACCGCTTTCAAGGATTCCAGCCGACCCTCAAGTTGAGTCAATTCAAAAGCCCACTTCCGAATTAGGCTTCGGACGCGGGCAAACTTGACTATCAAGCTATTTAATTGATCAATCCGTTTTTGGATTTGGTTTTTAGTAGAGATTGTGGAGTTTTTCATATTTTACGCCCGATTTGGCGGCGTCCCTTTTTTTGTGTTCTATACTAAATTATTGTAGCTACAAAATCAAAATATGTCAACCCCTAAATCAAAAAAACTTTTTAACCGCCCAACCGTTGTCAGGGTGAGGCTTTCAGAAGTTGAGAGGGAGAGGATAGAGGCGATCGCATCCTCAAGAAATCTATCCCTCTCGGAATTGATAAGGTATTGGATCAATAATAGAGGCTGACGATACAGCTTTCCTTATTCCAGAAAGCAAAATTAGGGAGCAAGCCGAGCTTTCCCTAATCGGTTCTTTTCGTACCATTCCGCAATTTGGGGAACCCATTCTTGAGTATGTGTCCACATCATTTCAGAGAGTTTTTGAATCTCTAACTGGGCATCTTTTTTGAATCTTAAATCAAGGAAATGAAGCAATGATCTCAAGTTGCAACTCATTACAAAATGCTGACGGAAATCAAAAGGTATCAAACCCCTGGCGTGTTCTTCACTCATCCCAGACTCAATGTTTTGTTTATACAAACCACAAGCATCTACACAGTGTTGTAAATGGATTTCTCTTAATTCAGGTGAATAATAATATTTTTTGCCTTGGCGATCGCTGTAATTCCCCACCGGACGGAGGTAAAAAACATCTTCTAAACTTCTCTTGAAGTTGATTACATCAACAATCCTCTGCCCTGAGTAGCGCCCAGATTGAACATCGAAACTAGCTATTCTATGCCGGGTTGCCTGTTGCATCACACTATGGGGGAAATATCCCACACTAAAAACGATGTGGCAGTGCTCTAACACTCCAAAGTGTCCTCTATTTCCCTCTAGTAATCGTTTAACGGCTATCTCCCCACACTTAATTTCAGAAGGGGTTTTATCAAGGCTTTCATATATATAATCCTCACTATAATCCTGATGGAGAGCCAGATACATTATTGTCTGGGGATTAGCTGTTTTCGATAAAACATCAACCTTGAATTTGTCCATTAGTCTCCTACTCTTTTGTGCATCTTCAGTCAAGAAATAAGATAATCATTAACTGTCAACAGTGTCAGGGATTTGAGTGGAATAGTTTGATCTTTAAAGCATTTAAAATTAAGTAATCGTAAAGAATTGATCATAATTTTTGTTGTTTGATGTATTTCTATTATTATATAATGATCTACACTTTAAAGCAAGGTGTGGGCTAGTGTCAAAAGAAATAAATCTTTTAACAACACTGCATGAAGCAGACGTTCACCCACGATCAAATTATAATATAGTCAGCTAGTATCAAATTAGTCAAGAAACAATGCAATCGTTATTTCAATCCATAAAATAGGCAATCGTCTATTGCGGGTCTCCTAACCCTAGTTAAAGGACTTAAATCAATGGTGTTTCAATCCATAAAATAGGCAATCGTCTATTGCGGGTCATAAATTCTCAATTCCTAAACTATAAAATATTCCGTTTCAATCCATAAAATAGGCAATCGTCTATTGCGGGTGATAGAGCTAAAAAATTAATTAAGGATAATGAGGTTTCAATCCATAAAATAGGCAATCGTCTATTGCGGGTTGCGGGTAATACTTTAGATGACGTTCACAAGGCATGTTTCAATCCATAAAATAGGCAATCGTCTATTGCGAGACACCACCACCACCGCCACCGTCACGTTTCTGCTACGTTTCAATCCATAAAATAGGCAATCGTCTATTGCGAGTAAAACCACAAATGGAAACGGCAATACTAACGGGGTGTTTCAATCCATAAAATAGGCAATCGTCTATTGCGAGTGTAGCTCTTTAATTTTCTGGTTTGGTGTATATCCTGTTTCAATCCATAAAATAGGCAATCGTCTATTGCGAGCCGTCTGACTGTTGGAACCCCCGAATTAGTAGAAGTTTCAATCCATAAAATAGGCAATCGTCTATTGCGAGAGCTTAATCCGCAGTTGTTTCAGGCGTTTCTATCGAAATCACCTAAGCTCATTCGATTTATTATAGCATGAGTTTTGGCGGTTTCGGCAACTAAAAAATCGTGAACCCCGTTTTTAAACAAATCATCTGGAATCGTTATGGTGTCTGACTTTTTGGTTTTTTTCTTGGTTGCCTTTTTAGAACAGCTAGGGGTTGCCGAATTTTTATTAATCAGGAATTTATACCAGAAATTATCGGACAATTCCACACCTTGATTGATTGCCATTTGAGCTAAACCTTTTAACTTAATGTTCTGTCCTGAGTTGACATCACGAGCAACGGTATAACCACAATTAGAGCATTTGTGAGTGCGTTGAGATAGCTTTTTCTTCTCTTGATGTCCACACTTCGCACAACATAAAGTAGTTCCCCAATTATCAACCCGAATCACTAATTTTCCGTGTTCCTTTGCTTTGGTTTCTAATAAATCAATAGCTTGACCAATAGCTACATCACTCCCTGTTCTGTTACTTCCTCGTTTGCGTTTTTGACTATTTTTATCGTAGATAACTGTACCATTTTCGGCAACCACTGGATTTCCTTCTGTGTCTAATTTTGCCTTGGCTTTAGCTTTTCGGTAGACGTTGGCGGGTTTGTAATCCTCAACAAAAATCACGTCAAACCAATTGATTAAATTGGTAGAATGCCAGTGATTGAATGATCGGCGGTGACGGGCGATTTTCTCATGAAGTTTAGCAATTTTATTATTGAGTTTCTCCCAATTCTTAGTTTTCCCCTCGTTCATTCGATACTTGCGAGATAATTGTTGCTGCATTTTCCTTAGACGTTTTAGCGATCGCTTTAAAGGTTGTGCAGCCTCAATAGTATGACCATTATCCAATGCCATAACAAACTGATGTCCGGGGTCAATTCCACAACATAACCCTGTCTTCTTGGCTTGTTTGATAGGGACGGACGCAGTTAATTGTATATACCACCCCGACGCTTTTTTGCAAATTTTCATCGGGTTAAAATCGCAACCATACCACCGTTTATCAAATCCAATTACCTCGATATAACCCAATTTTGGAATATTGATCTTACTGTCCTTAACGCCTAGATCCTTAGCGTTGTAATGGATTAAGGTCATTACCTTATCTTTAGCTGTTTTGAAACGTGGACGGCTGTGGCGACCCGCTAGAAATCCCTCCCAAGCCTTTGATAGTTCATGCGCTACACCTTGAATGAATTTTGCCGGGCAATCGGTGAAATTAACTTTTCGCTCCTCACCCCTAACTAAATAAGTCACAATCCGATCCTTGTGGTGCTGATGTCCAAATACCTTTAGGAACCCGTATAGTACCGACTTTTTAGAATCCAGTGAGTCAATAATAGGGCTATTTTCATCAATGGCAACGGGATGGATTAACCCCCTTTTCTTCTCGACTCGCTCAATCCCCATCTTCCAATCTGGGATCTCAATTCGTACCCATTGCTTGAGCTTGCGGTCGTATCGTTGCAAGGGAGTTGCAGGGACGTTAGACTTTGACAGTTTATCGTAAGGGTTCCACTCGTTAAATTCCTCTATCAGTCCTAATGAGCGATTCCAAACCCACTTACAAACTAGCATCCAATCTTCTAGGGTTCGCTCTTGTTCTGAAGATAGAATGAGTTTAAACTCCTTTGTTCGCACATTTTCGCTAAAATTAGACATACCTATTTAAGAAATTGAAACGTATGTATTGACATTTCCATTATATACAACTATAGTGGAATCACCGACGTTTAGATCGGCAAGCCAAAAGCTGCCCTTGGAGCCGAAAGGATTAACGATTAGGCGATGAAGAGGGAATATTCTCTAACCAGATATGGTTAGCAATTTTAAAAATAGGTAATCAACTTAAAAAGGGGCTCCGGCCCCTTTTTAGTGGACTCCATCTATTTTTGAAACCGAAATAGACTACACTAAAGGGACGTTCAACTTATAGGAATACCCCCGCGACACTCGAAATGTCCGGGGATGAGTCAACCTGTATAAGAGTCAACCTTGACAATCTCAATCTCAACACAAAGGGCTTTCAATCTCTCAAAAGCCACCACTGGATCGGCTTCAAAATCAACTGGACTAGATCCGGTCATCGGAGCGTCAGACACCGCCCCTAATGGCTCAAAAGCACGGGATTTATTATTCCAAAAAAACACCCTGTTAATACGTCGCTCTATTGCTTCCGGTGTTTCGAGAAAACAATAGATAAGTCCTGTGACAATAGCCTGCCTGACATCGGTTCTGAATCGCCTTTTATCGAGTTTAATTGTCCATAATTCAGATAGAAGTTCCTCGTCGGTTTCTACATCATACCAGAGACACTCACAAGAGAATGTGTGGAGGTCGTTGGCATGAATTTTTTGGGCGGGTTGAAATCCTTTTTTAGTTGTCTTCATAAAGATTAATTGATTTTAAGATTGCCAGACCTAACTCTTTCGCCAACAACGGCGGCACGGCATTTCCGATTATTTGTTGACTTAAAGATTTGGATTCTGGGAATTTGTAATCATCGGGAAAAGTTTGCAGCCGTGCCGTCGCTTTTTGACTAATCCGTTTGATTTGACTTCCCTGTACGATGTCCGCCCAATGGGTCGAAACACCCGCCATAGCTCGAATTGTTGGACAAGGCTTGTTTTGTGGAGTCGGTAAAATGTTCTTAATACAGGCTCCCGCACGGGGGATTAATAGGATGGGAGAATGGGAATTACAGTGACCCCCTACGATAGTAAAACTTGGATCGTTTGACTCCCGAACTGTAGCCTGTCTAATGAGTTGTTTACCAATATCAATCAAGGCTTTTTCTGGCAAATATCCCAATTCATTCAATCGCTTAATCTGCCAGTCCGCAAGCTCACAATCCTGCATTTCTGGGATTAAATCACTAATGGCTTGATACCATCCCTTTTTAGGTTTTGATTCAGGAAAATAAGGGAGGGGTTCTGAATTTTTAACTGCCCACATAATCAACCGTTTCCGGTTTTGCGGAACCCCGTGATCCGCCGCGTCTAAAATTAACCAATGATAGCGATATCCACAATCAATTAGCGATCGCAATATCGCCTCAAAAGTTGGTGATTTTGCATATCCTGGGACGTTTTCGAGAACCACCCATCGAGGGGATAATATGGCAATATAATCACAGCAATAAAGCCCCGCATCTTTATCTTTATGGTCAGGAATATCACCCCGCCGTGCATTGCTGTATTGTTGGCAGGGGGGACTCATCCAAAGTAGATCAACCCGCTCCATGAGATGAGTGCGAATTTCACCAACACAAGAGTTGAATACTTTGGTATTGGGGAAATTTAATCGTGCTACTTCTGCAATTTTAGGATCTCGTTCGATCCCCCAAATGGACTCAAAACCCGCGGCTTCTAACCCCAAATCTGCACCGCCTCCGCCCATGAATAATGTTGCGAATGTTGGCATTAGAAACCCTCCTCAACAACTGTTAAGCCACACCCGGGGAGTAGTAAATTAGGATCGTTTGATGAACTCAACATCACCATTCCAGAGGGTAAGCATTCTTTTACAGTGAGGATTACATTGCCAAAATTCTTGTCTGTAGTTTTGACATGATCGCCTTTCTGGAAAGTGTAATTTCCGAGGGGGATTTGTTCCCCTTTGACCATCTGAATAAATAGTTTTATCTTGTCCGAGTCTAAGGATTCTGCCAATCCTTTCGTCCACTGAATTTTGATTTTATTCCCCCGGCACATAATCACCCGTCCGATGTAACGGCTATCCTTTTTTAATTGCACAATATCAGTTTTTTTGAATGGGGATGAGTCGGAAATCTCCTCAAAGTCTAGGGTTTCTGATCTGTGCCAACTTCCCTCTTTACAGTTAGTTACTTGACAGGTTTGTTTTAATACATTGAAACTTTCAACTCGCCATGCTGTACCTCTTATTAGATAAGATGGGCGGTGTTTGTGTGGGTCAATCTCTACCCACTCACCAACTTTTAAAACTCTTTCAAATATCTTGGTTGTTACGGTCATGTCAATCTCCTTTGTTGGGTTTAATGGAATTAATCAATCAAGGGCGCGGTCAAGATTAAGCGGTTAATGAACGGGCGGATTCTGGTCTACCATCACGTTTTTTCATCTCCCTGTCTTCATTTAATAAAGCAATAAACCAACGAACCCCATCGTCTGAGATTCCGTTTAAACAATCAGGATGCGAGAGGAT